CAGACCGATCGACGATCACGAGCGGCTCATCTTCATCGCCTACCGCCCGAAAAGCCCCTCCGCTCGTCACCCACGGCGTCCAGCCAGCCACGTCTTGGCTGCGCGTGCTGGCAAACACAGACAGACTGCCATCGTTCTGCACGAGCAGATATAGATCGGATTGTTCGGCGACATTGATCCGCCGCACGCCAACAGCGACCGGCGATCGGATCAAATGCGAGGCGAGCAGGCTCACCGAGTCGCTGCGATAGCTTAGGTCGCTTTCGGTATAGACGAACTCACGGACGCCCTGCCCGCCGCGCTGGACGAATAACAGCGATCCATCGAGCTCAACGGCTGGCAGACTGTGCTGCACGCCCCGCCGCGACGCCAAAACCCACGCCATAGGCTCGCCTTTGGCCAGGACGCGGCCGTCGAGCCACCATTCCGACGTTGCACTAAACGCCGTTAAATGCCGCCCCGCATGCAGCTCGCGCACCTCGTTTAGCTCGTTTGAATCGAGATAGAACAGGATCGCGGTATCCGCCGCTTCACTGTCGATGTTGAAACTGTAAGGCCCGCCCGTGTCGCTCGCCAAAATGGCGTTAGGAGCAGACCGAAATCCACCCAGCCACAAGCGCTGTTGATAAAACACGCCACACGCAGGCCAGCCACGGCTGGTGCTCATCAAATCTTCGCCGCCCCGCACACCTTGCGTGAGCGTCGCAGTGAACACGACGCCGTCACCGGACAGCGCCGCGCCAAACAAGGCTGGCTGCGGGGCTTGTGCGAGCGCGCCGCCAAACGTGACGCTAAGCTGATTGGTGCCTGTACTCGCGACCGTCACCGCATCTGCATACCCCGGCAGGGCACGCAGCGCGGCCTGCACCGCCGCCGCCAAGGTCGAGCCCACATTCGACCAGACGATCGCGCTTGTCGTCAGCTCACCATGGGTCAGATTGAACGTGTTGCTGGTCGCGAAAGTCGCGAAATTGATTTGCTGCACCTCATTGACGCCATTGACGTAAACCGCGCCGGGAAACTCGACGCGCGGCAAGCGCTCAAACACCACCGGCCGGAAATCCCATTCCGCCGCCGAGCCTTGGCGAAACACCCGCCAGGGCGGGACATCGGGATGAAAGATCAACAAGGTGTCGAGGCCTTGCGTCCAGCGGGTCCGCAGCAATTGGCCCGCCCCGTGCGGTATGCTGATCCCTGTCCGCCAGGTCAGTCCTTCAAACACGTCCGCGTGACGATCGGTCAGCACGATTTGATATCGCGCCCCGTCCGATTGCCGAAACTTCACCACTGAGGCCACCGAGGGCATGGCAGAGAACGCCCAAAACGCCAGCTGGGCGACTGACAGGCTGCGGCCATGCAACGCCGCCAGCGCTACCGCCGCAAGCCGGACGCGCACGCCGCGCACTTGCCGACTTTCACCAGGCGCGACACAGGCCCGCCGCGATCGCACGCCACCACCGAAAGCAAAAGCAGGCCCGAGCGCGACCCAGGTCGTCAGATCGACTGACGTCTCAACTTGCACGCAGGCCGCCAAGGCCGCGCCGGACAAACTGACATCGATCAAATCAACGGCCCCGACGTCGCGCGCCGTGGACCAGCTCACGGTCAGGACAACAGGGTCCGCCGCTTGGTCAATGTTGGCAATGCTGACGCCGGAGACGAGATTCGTCATCAGAACAACTGTATGTCGGGGGTGATGGGATTATACCCACCGCCACCACCACCACCGCCACCACCACCGCCACCACCAGGCGGCGGCGACCATGGCCACGGATCGACGGGAGGCGGAGGCGGCGCGGGAGGCAGGCTAGGCGTGCTGCCAATTTGCGCACCGGGCGTGACCGTGGCCGTGCTGACATCGACCGTCAGCATCAGCCCACGCGCGGGCGCAATGTGCCGAGTCCCTGGACGCCCTTCCAGTCGCCCTGTGGCGACCGGCACTGTGTTAAGCGCGCGGCTGACCCCTTTGCGAACGGCCTCGACTTCGGCCCGCCCGCGCAGATAGGGGTCCATTTCCCCCCCGTTAAAATTGCGCTGTTCGGTCGAGACTTTCATCCGCGTCTGGCCTGCACGAAATAGCCGACGCCAAAGCGCACGCCGCGCCCGTAAGGATCGCGCTGGCGGTCGCGGCTGATGGCTTTTCCGACCATGCCGCCCCGTGGCTGCTCCTGCAGATTGCCATAGACGCGCTGATACAGGGCTTGCGACGTCTCAAACGACCCGGTGATGGGCAAAGCCAGCGCATGCGTAAGCGCATCGACATACAGGGCTTGCTCAGGCTCAGGCCATGAGGCCGGACTTGCGAACGCCGTACGGGTGTAATGGATCGCCAAGTCCGGCGCATCGGTGAGCAGCGTTTGCCCTTGCCGCCGCCAATCCTCGATATCAAAATTGCGATTGAGCGGCTCATAAACCCGCTGCGGGCCGAGCAGCAAATCATTGGGCAAGGCATAGCTGTACAGGAAACCACTGGCCTCAGCAGCCAGCGAGCGCGTCAAAATTGCCGAAGTGCGCGCCCAGGTCCATGGATGGATCACTAGCAGATCGCGCGCCACTTTCGGCCCCAGCACGACCACATGCTGGCCGTGCGGTGTGGTCGCATTGATTGCCGCCAAGGCTGGCTCGCCCAAATTGGCCAGCGCTTGATTGGCCAGTTCGAGCTCCGAGGCCATGGGTCACCTCTTAGCCGATCGCGGTCGCTGCGCTTGCCTTGATATGCACGACACCTGCCGCGCTGACAGCGGCCGTGTAAGTGCGCAGCACTCGGCCATTGTTGTCTGCGCTAGCGGCCATCGTGGCGAGAATGATCGTGCCTGTGCCGACGGGCATTAGACTTGCCGCCGGATTGAAATATCCAGCGCCTTCCACTGTCGCGACTGAGTCGTTCGTCGTGTAGGCCCACAGACGCGGCGCGCGCGGCGAGGTTGGAGCCGCATCGCCGGTGAACCCGACCGCGTGCAGTTCATTAAGATCGAAAGCCATAAGAAACCCCTTTTTGATTGCTGCCCCGTTCGGCGAGCCCGTCCTTAGGCCGGCGCGTCGCGCTCGACGTAAACGTCTGCAGGCGTCGAGTTCAGCACGTGCGCCACGACACAACCCTCGGGCTGCAGGGCCTTGCGACCGAAATCCATCGACATGTTCACAAACCAATAATCGTAAGCGTTCTCCCACGACCAGATGGATGTCATGTCTTGCTGCATGGCGAGGCCAATAGCCATCTTGTGATAGAATGGCAGTTTGCGCGTGCCCGTGGTGATCGGCAAAAGATCGTCCGGAACCATCAGGACGTTGATCCCGTTGAACATGCGCGACGCCCGACCGGACTCGAGCGGGAAGCCCGGCACATAGTCGGATTTCACAAACTGGTCGTAGGTCATCATGATATTGAAGCTGACCGGATCGAGAATCGCATACAGGTCGCCTGCAGCCAGTTTTGAGCTTGTCTGCAATTGCGTCACGCACTGCAGAAAATGCGACAACGTGAACTTGGTCGTGCCATTGCCAACCACGTTTCCGCCCGTCGCCGCATCGGTCGCGCAACCAATGATTTGCTGATCAAGCGCCTTGTTAAGCGCATCGGCGCCGTTGATCGCGAGGACCGCTTTGTCATCGTGATCGAGGCGGGTGAGGTCTTTGTCCTCAACCGAGTGCGGCGCATACCAGGGTTCCGGGATGATGGTTTCGACCGAGCGAGGCGGGTTCAGCGGCTCTAGTCTTTCGCCGCGCGGCTTGCCGCGCTGGGCCACCGATTCCCCGATCAGCTTGAACCGGGTTTCTTTGCCGCGCGTGCCGTTCTTTACACGCACCGTGTCCTTGAGCCGCCCCGACTTCTCGTTGCGAAACTTCGCCATCACCTCGCCATCAAACTCGATGGTAAAGTGCTCGGGTGCCTGAGGAATAGCCATAACGCCGCCGCCCTTTGTTGCTTGTGTGCATTGCAGGCTGCACTATAGGCGGGCGGCGCTGGTGTTAGCGGATCGCGGACGCTGGCCTCATTTGCTGCGGTTGGCGAACAACGCGCGGAAACCGTCCTCGGTCGCTTTGCGGAAAGCCGGATCGTAAAGCCTGGAAGTGGTGTCATAGCGCGGATCACGCTGGCGCTCGCGCAGGGTTTCCAGCGTCATCGGCGGCGGTGCAGGATTCCCGCTTGGCATAACCGACGAGCTCGCCCCGCGCAGCTTTTCAAACGCTTCAACTCCGCCCGCGGTCACGAGTAGCAGCTCGATTTCGCCAATGGCTGCCGGGGACAGTGATTTGCTTTGCTTTGCCAGGGCCAACCAGTCCCGCCCCGCCTGCAAGCGTGCAGTCGCTTGCTCCGGCCCGCCCAGCAGCTCGATTTCCTTAGCACGATCAATCGGCGCAGACAGCACGCCACGCTCCAGGCCGAGCTTCACAAACTCCGCCACAAAGGGCCCAAACTGGCCAGCGGGCATGCCGACCTTGTGGGCCAGCTCCCGCGCCAGCGACACAGCGGCATCATCCTTGCCGATCACTTCCTCGACACCATCAGCGAACTGGATCGCGTAATCGGCCGCCGTTTTCGGCGGCTGCAGCTTTTGGTGCGCGTCCCAGACTTTCGCTAAACTTTCGTCCGGCGTCGTTCCGCGCAGGGTCTCCGGCAAGGCCGTTAAATCGAAACCAGCGACCGGCGCGGCGGGCGGGGTCTCGTCCGCCGAACTAGGCTCACTCGGCGGGACAGGCGGCACCGGCGCGGCTGCTTGCGGATCCACGTCTGCGGACGCGGGCTCTGTGATTTGTGCAGGGGCTTTTAACACTGAAAACTCCTATTTCGCGTTTGGATCAGCAACGAGCTGCAGGCGGCCGGTTTGGCGCAGGCCCTCGAGCAAACAGACAATCTGGTGTCGCCCCGCGACGCAGGCCGCTTGGCGGGCCCAGCGCTCGGGGTCCATCACCGGCACGGCCAGCCCAAGATTGCTTTGCTCTTGCGCGACCAGACCAGCCAGCAAATCAAGCAGCACCACGCCCTCAGGGCTTTGCAGCGCTTGGCGGGCCTGCACCAATCGCGGATCGGGCTCGCGCGCTTGTGTTGGGCGCGCCTGTTCAAGGGCTGCCCAGCCTTGGGCTAACCTTTCCTCGTTCATCATGGCATCGACTCCGGTGATTGCGGGCCTTGCGCAATTTGCGCGGCCATCTGTTGCAGGCGTGTGCGGGCGTCCTTGGTGCGCAGCAGCTCAGGCGGCACGTTCATGATCCGCCCTAGCTGCTCGGGGACATCCTCAACCGCGACACCGAGCGCCATTTGCTCAGGGCCCAGCAGGCCGCCGACCATTTGCAAATACTCGGTGATGCGCTCGACCTCAGCCAGCCTTTGACTCGCGGTCAGCACCGAGATGATCTTTACCTGAATCTGCAGGTGATCAATTTTCAGGGCCTCATTCAGCAGCTTTTTGCCGATCATGATTTCAATCATCCGGCGATGCAGCGGCACGACCAGCTCGAAAATCAAGCGCCCCGCCACGCCCTGCCAATCGCGGACGATTCTCCGGGCGCGGCTGACGATCTCAGTCGGCGAGCGGACTTTGCCGTCCTCCGGGACTTCCGCTCGATCAACCAGACCCTCGCGAATTGCCTCTTGTGCGTTCTCGATCCCGAGCAAGGTCAAATCCATCGGGCCGCCGACATCCATACGCTGGACGCTGGCCCCGAACGGGCCGCCCATGCTGCCCACTTCCCAAAACGCGCCCGGCTCAAAGCTGGCCATTTCCGGCGAAAACACGCCGTCCCCTTTCCAGGTATAAATCCCCATCAGGTCCACCGCCGCCTTGCGCAGCAGCATTTCCTTGCCCTTGGAGACGACGCGCGCGTCCGGATAAATCAGATCGAGCGGCCCGAATCCGCGCGCCATGCCCGGCACTTTGTAAAATCGCGGCGTCAGAAACGGGCAGGTCTTGCTGCTCAATTCGTCCAGCAAAACGCCGTCCTGCAGATCGACGACCACCTGATAAATCCACTTCACGGCGACACCAGACCCGACGCGCCGCGCCATATGCCATACCGTCAGCCGCGCCGTTTGGCCCGCAGGCTCCGATGTTTGGGACTTCGTTTTGCCTTCCGCCGCGGCGATCTTGGCCTCAGCACCCGGCCAGGCGTCGAAAACCGCCGCGCGCTCGAGGCTACGCCGCCAGCCGACAAAGCTAATCTTGCCGCGCGCATCCTCCTGAAAACAGCACTCGACCGTCGGGCAGGGCATGAACTGGACGATGTCCTCGTCATCACCCGGCAGCACCAGGCACGCGCCTTGGCCGGTCAGCAAATCCAGGCTGACCTCATGCGCCGCGTTCACCCACTCGCCGGTCGCCAGCCCGCCAGCCACTATTCGCGAGGCGTTTTTCAACGCCGGGGCCAAAGCTTCACGCTGTTCTGCCGTCAAGGTCGGGCCGGGCTCGAGCTCGACCGGGTCTTGCAGCTGATCCGCCATGCGGCCGGCAAAGCGCATCGCCGCGTTCATCGCGGTGCTGTCAAACACCTGATCGAAATTATCCTTGGCGGTCGTTTCGCCGCTGGCCTCACGATACGGCATAACCAGAGCGATGATCTTCTCGATCTGGCCACGACGGGTCGACTCGTGCTCCCAGCGCACTTTCGCCAGCTTGAGCATGGCTTCCGGGGTCATGCCGCACCGCCAAGGTTCACCGGGCCGTTTGTTTGATCCGTCCCCGCATAACCCAGGCCGCCCAAGCCCCGCCGCCCAGCCGCCGCCCGCCGCATCACTGCCGCGCGCTCGTTCTCGACTTTCGCCCGCTCGATTTCACTTTGCTGCAGTGACCGCTTTTGCGCCGTCACCAGAGCCGGATCGGGTTTCACCCGTTTGCCGCCAAACATTTCCGCCATCTGCCTGCTCTCCTACGTTAACGATCCACTTGCGCAGCGGGCCCCACGCCGACTGCATCCGCTCCAATGTTGGCACCAGTGCGAACAACTCGGCCAAACGCTTTGCCGGGCCTGCATATTCCGGCCCTTCGCGCACCCACGCGATCACACGCACCGGCGGGGATATCTCCCGAAAGATCACCCAATATCGCCACAAGCAGCGCAAAGCCGCCGCCCGATCATTCACCGAGGTGTCGCGCCCACGCCAAAACCACGCGACGCACCCGTCCGGACTCGCGACCAGACCGGCTGCCAGGTGCGCATGTCCCGCATCGTCCACCACTACCACCGCCGGATGGTCCAGCAGCTGTTCAGCCGCCATGACAAACTCACGGCGCGCACGCCGCCCATTGATCAGGTTCAGGTGCGCCACTGTTGGCTCGACACAGCGCATGGTCAAACCTTCCAGACGTTGAAGTTCGCCCCAGGGCGGCGATCGGATTGGCGAGCGGCGGCGGGCGTATCGCTCAAGGCGTCGCGCCTTTTCAACCGGCCATAACCGAGGCCTAGGACGACATACTGCAGGGCGTCCTGCAAATGACTATACTCGTTTTTTTCCGGCCGAGGGTCGCGCTTGCCCGCGCTCGAAATCCGATGCCGGTAATGGCTCACAAAGCCTTTGCGAAGCGTCATGCACGACGGATCGAGCAGCAGCCCCGGATGCTGGCCGTCAATCAAATGGGTGAGCAAGCCGGCGACCCCATCAATCCGCAGCGACAGCTCGTTGCCGCCCGGCGCTTCCGTCATCGGAACTTGCAGCACCTCCCCGACCTTCGCCACAAAGCCCAATTCGCCTGTTTCAACGCCAAAGCTGGCCGATGGATCGAACCACGCGCGGGACGGCAATCGCGCGCCGATCCGTAGCGCCATGTCTTGCCGCAAGCGCCGCGCGAACTCTGTCGGACCGCACCGCCCATAAAACGCCTCAAGCAGCACGCGCAGCTGGCCATCGCTTCGACGCTGGGCCAACACCGCTGCAGGCTGGCCGCCCGTCGCCGTCCCTGCATCGATACCGAGGAACAGATCGCTGTTCAAAACTTCCAGCGGCGACTCGCTCCTGTGCAGATGATCCTGATAGGCCAGATAAACCGGATCGCCGTCGCGTGAGGGGCCCCATTGATTATCTACGAAAATCTTGACCCACCATGGCTTGTCAGCGTTTTGCTTCACTTGCCGGTCGTAATAGCCGACAGGCAGGTTTGCGATGTTTTCGGCGGACGGTGAACGGCCACCGGGCAGCATGAAAATCCGCGTGCCCTCCGGCGTGTTCTGCACCAGCTTTTCAAAAATCCAGTGATCGACATCGGTCGCATTCGTGTCAGCGATAATTCGCGCGGGCACATCCGAGCCAGCTGGCAGCGTGCGCAAAGCCGGAAACCGCCCGACGCGACCCACCATGTAGGTCAGCACATCGGGCGACATCCCCGACAAGCCGTTCAGCCAGGCGAACGTCGGCTCGTAACCGTCGAGCGCCTTGTCCGGGCGCTGATCGCCGATCGCCACAAAATCCATCGTCAGCTCGATCGGGCCGAACTTGTCGGAAAACTTCAGCACATGCTTGGCCGGACGGTTTGAGCCGCCGGTCCATTCGCCCTCACTCGGCAGGAACCACGCCAGCCACGTCGGTATCAGGGTCCGATAAAGCTCCGGATAGGTATCGCGCACCGCGACGCCCTTCACGCGCCGCCAGCCATCAAGGCCAATGGGGGCTTGCACCGCCATCCGCCAGCACTTGAACACGCACGTGGTGGTCTTGCCCGAGCCGAACGGACCGACCAGCACCTCGACGAATGCCGAGCTGTTCAGGAACGCCTCAGACACCGGCCCAGCCGCTTGCAGCACCCGGACATCGCGCCCGGCCTGCAACTGGCCGCCCGCTTCCTCGACAGCGGTGATGACATCAGCAAGCGCCATCGCGCACCTGCCTTTCCCCGACCCGGGTTCCGTCCTTCCACATTTCGCGTGGTGAGGTTTCCACCAAACGACCATGAAACAGGCAAACGGTGACGGGGCACCCGAGATGGAGAGTCGCGCGTGCAAAAGCCGGGGCCACCCCCCCGGCCGGCCGCGCGCGCGAAGCCCCCCGGGGGGGTGTCGCTGGACGCGCGCCCGTGAGGCGGGCGACTGACAACCAGTCAGTGGACAGAACGCCGCTCATCCTTGTTTTGCCTCATGATTTAGCGCCGCGTCCGACTGGCCGTTTCCGACTGGCTCCGCGTCGAGCACTTCGCCCTTTGTTTTCATTGCGATTTTTAGATTTGACGGCTGCAGCTCCACCGCCTGCCCATGCGCGCCCTGCACCGGCACCGCGAGCGCCAGGATCGGGATCATGCCCGCATCATCCGGCTCGAGCTCCACCGCCAGCTTGCGCTCGGTGTAGGGCAGCAGGTCGGACAGCGCTTGCCGCACCGGGCCCAGCGCCTCGATCGGCCTGCAGCCCAGCGCGTGCGCCAGCGCGACCGGGTCTGAATAGGCGATCCGCGCCAGCCGCTGCGCAGGCGTTTCGCCATAGCGCGCCTCGAGCCAGGCCGCCAGCTTCAGATCGAGCTTGTTCCGCGCCCCGGCAGGCCGCCCAGGACCGGACCGGACCGACTCCACCACCGCCGCCGGGGTCGCCTTCGGCGCAAACAGGCCGAAGCCCGGCCCTTCCTCGCCCGCCAGATCGCTCATGCTGCGCCCCCAAAAGCCCTATTTCCGGGCAATATCCGAGGCTTACGGCACAGAAGCGCCGGCCGTGTCACAAGCGTCACAACCCTTGTCACAAAGATATATATAGGAATCAGTAGGTTAGTATTGTTGTGACACGTGTGACGCATGTGACGTGACATGTACGTGTGCGCGCGCCCGCGGGCGCACCTATACGCGCGCATAGCGTCACAGATGTCACAAGCGTCACAAGGGGTATAACGCCTTGAAAAGACTGCACTTCGTTGTGACACTGACTGTGACGCATGTGACACGACCCCTAACCCGACTGCCAAAACAGCTTGGCACACGTTCTTCCAGCCTGCCACAACCGGGCAGGGATGGCAATCCAGCCCTGAGCCGGACACAATTCGGCGTCGCGGGTCGGGGTTCAAGGGGTTAAAATCTATGCTTTGCATAACTTGGCCTTTACTTGTCGCGGTGATTTTTGGGCGAAATCTATGCTTCACTATTCTCTAGACGGGTGAGGCCGTCGATATCGACACCGACGCATCGCATCTGCTTGCCCTCGATCCTTGGCCGCCTGTCGTCCTTCATCACGATGTCCGGCGGCGCTTGCCGCAGGGCATGACTCCACACGCCGGTGACGCCCGGCGCGCCCTGCCATTTGCTGCCCTCGAACAACGTAGCGACCGCCGCATGGCGTATAGGAACGTCCAGGATCACCTGCGGTGCGGTTCCGCCGCTCTCGACAGGCCGCTCGACATAGCTGATGCCAAGGCCCGCCAGGGCCAGCAGTCGCTCGTGTCGCTTGCGATCCTCGATCGTCCCCTTGCGCCAGTCCTCGATGACGCCCGCGATGCTTGCTGGGGCCTCTGGCCGCCACAGAGTGGGCCGGGCCTGCAGGAGGTGGTCAAGGCAGGCGCGCCAGTTAGGCGTGCCTGTGGCGATCTCTGAGAGCTGTGTCGGAGCCAGCTGGCTCCAGTAGCTATTTTCAGCGCTTGGCTCTCCAGCGAGAGCACAGGCGTCATAGAGGGCCATGTCAGCCGCCGCCAGCAGCGTGCCGAACGTATCCGCCGCCCGTTGGGTGTGGCCGATCCGGCGCAGCTCCTCACGATAAGCCTCGAGGGTGTCGGCCCAGCGCGCCCAATTGCGAATCAGCCGCCCCAGTATCCGCCGGCCGGCTTGGCTTGCGGTGCGGTCCTCGATGACCGGCGCACGCGCGCCCAAGGGTTGCGGCTGCAGCACCAGCATCGCCATGCGGCTCATGTCCTGGTCATCGAGCGGCGGCGGGTTGATCCCCGAAAAAAGGAAAGCGGAGCGCGCGGCAAAGCTGACGCCTTTGTGGTCGGCCCCCCCGCGCAAGCGCAGGTCACCACTGGCCGCCTCACGCGCCAGCTCGATCAGCGCCATGGCTTGGCGGGCGTCGGCCTTGGCCTCTTGCTCATCAAGGCTCAGGCCCAGCGAATCATATCCCAAATGCTGGCTGACGCCCGCTGCGGTCGCGTTGCTGGCATGAATGAGCGCCGAGCCCATCACCGCGCGAATCACGTGCTGCAGCGTGGTTTTGCCTGTACCAGCCCCGCCGACGACCCACACGACGGGCCGCCAGCTAAGCGCCCCGCCGACGAGCGCGGCCACGACCCAGCCGAGCAGCAGACGCGGATCGAGCCCAGGCCGGGACCACTGCCAGGTCTCAAACAGCCGCAGCAGGCCCTGCCCGTCAAGGTGATCGTCTGTCAGGATCGGATCGGGCAGCGGCGGGCCAGCGGGGTACACCTTGCCGTTGTGCTCACCCGGCTCGATCTTCCGGCCATCGACGATGACATGATCGCCGGCATGATAAATCAGCGAGCCGTCGCCGGACAGCCAAGCACCGCGGCCGCGCACATTATCAAGCTCGCGCCACAGGCCGCGCGCCGCGCAGGCCGACTGCAGGCACTCACGCACCTTCTCCGCTTTCCAGCCGTCCACCTTGATATCGTCGGATTTCTTCTTTGGCTTCGCCATCCTTGGCCAAGCCCAATACAGATAATTGATCCGGCCCGCGAACAGCGAGCTGATATTCGCCTGGCCAAACTTGCTTGGCTCTAGGCCGCGCAGCTGGCCCATCGTATCGATCACATAGGCCACATCGCCCAGCATGCCGACGGGGCGCACCGGGCACTTCGGCGGCAAGCCCAGACTGTCCGCCTCCCATTTACCGGGCGGCATGCCCAGAAAGGCAAAGCCGGGATCGGGATCGACCAGTGTCAACCGGCGCGCCGGGGCGGCAGCATCATAGGCGAGGGCGATGTTTTCTTTGCTCATCAGTCGCGGCCTGTGTATTTTTTGCCCACACCGCCTGATCGCGTGAAGGCAGATTTGAATCGCCGATCGGATCCGGA